CAAGTGGTAGTTTAACGAACGTAGTTTCAAACACATTAAAACAAAACGTCGCAAATTACCTATCAAATTATCGTATGATAAATGACTACATTTCAATAGAAGCAGCAGAAACGATAGATCTTTCAGTTACGGTTGATGTTGTTTTAGATAATAGTCAAAATCAAGGTGCGGTTATTGCCAAAGTAATACAGTTGGTGTCAGAGTTCTTTAACCCCTTAGTTAGAGAATTAGGTCAAAACGTTAATATCTCTGAATTAAGACGAATACTACAGTCCGAAAATGGTATTGTGAGTATTTCTGATGTTCTATTCTTTAATCAAGTTGGTGGTCAATATTCATCGGCTCAAACATCGATGCCATATGCGGATCCTTTAACAAGACAGATACAACCAACGGCAGATACTATCTTTGCAACACCAACACAAACTTACCAAATTAGATACCCAAATAAGGACATTAATGTAAGGGTATTGAACTTAAAAGCGGTAAACTTCTCGTAGCGATTTATTTTTCCAAGAATAAGATTATTTTTTTTAAAATAGGAAATAAACTATTTATGAAAAAACGAAATCTTTAATGCCCAAATCATATAGAATAAGAACCGAAGTAGGTGTTGACAAATATATTAACGTCAATTTAGAACAAGATTGGGAATCTTTGGAAGTGCTTTCCTTAAAGATTCTTGCAAATGATTTATACACAAGAATGTGTGCGGATTACGGTGTCGTAGTTGGTCGTGTTTTTGTTAATAACGGATTTGGTTTACCAAATGCTAAAGTATCGGTTTTTATCCCATTGGATGATGCGGATGAATTTGACCCTGTAATTTCCGAACTATATCCCTATAGAACCATAACCGATACCAATGAAGAAGGTTATAGGTATAATTTATTACCTAAACTACCATCATATAAAGGACACCAATCGACAGGAACATTTCCTAATGTTGGAGATGTGTTAATGGATGAATCATATATTGAGGTTTACGACAAATACTACAGATTTACTGTAACAACAAATGATAGTGGTGACTTTATGATTTTTGGGGTTCCCACTGGAACTCAAACAATTGTAATGGATGTCGATTTATCTGATATTGGTTGTTTTTCTTTATCACCACAAGATTTAATACAACAAGGGTTAGCAACTGAAACACAAGTTAACGGGTCTACCTTCAGATCATCAACAAACTTAAGAGAATTACCACAAATTAAAAATTTGGTGTTTGATGTTGATGTTGCTCCTTTTTGGGGTGATCAAGAGTTATGTCAAGTTGGTATTACACGAGTTGATTTTGATTTGACCAAACAAGCGAATATCAGTATCCAACCAACCTCCATATTTATGGGGTCAATTATATCAACAACAAATGACGATGCATTGAAGATTGGATGTAAACCAAAAAACAATACAGGTAATTTATGTGAGTTGGTTGCAGGTCCTGGTGAAATACAAGCAATACGACAAACAATTAATTCTGATGATCAAGGTTTACCGATATTAGAGGTATATCAAGTAGAACAGGAGGGTAAAGTAATTGATCCTGATGGAACATATGTCCTTAACGTACCAATGAATTTGGATTACGTATTCACAAATGAATTCGGAGAACAAGTATTGTCCGATGATCCTAGTAAAGGTATACCAACAAAAGGTAAGTACCGATTTAAAATGAAGTGGCAAAATGAGGAAGGACTACAGAATAGTTTCCAAAGAGCCAATTTCTTAGTACCAAACGTTAAAGAATACGGGTGGTCAACATCAGGTAATGATCCATTTGATCAAGCGACACAAACCTATACTTACCAAATTCAACCAGGTTTAGTTACAGGTGTAACAGAAGTACAATCATTTGGTTTTGATGCGGGTATTTCATTTGAAACTTCACTTAATAATTCATCATATGAAATATATTTGAATGGTGTTCTATATACGGGGTCTCAAAATTCAATACCATTTAATGTCGGGGACACAATTCAAATAGTCGGTACATCCGTAAACCCTAACGTTACCCAAGATTTCACATTCAAGGTTTACCCTGAAACGCTATTCAACCTTTTAAAGTCATATGCGTTCAGTTTAGATTGGGATGATTATGTTAACCCACAAGAAGCGATCGATTGTGAAGATACTTTCTATGAGTTTAAATATAATAAAGTTTATACGACCGCAATGTTCTTGGATAGATACAAGAATGGAATTGGTAGGGCAAGACATTTAGGGATAAAAGAAATTGATAACAGATCTTGTAAATCGACGGTAAATACGTTCCCTGTAAATGATATAATTAGAAACTTTGACCCAATATTTTTTGTGTTTAACATATTGATTAACGTTTTAACTTTCCCACTTTTAGTTTTACTATTTGTTGCTCACTTTATTTCATTCATATGGCCAATACTCAAATACGTATTAATAGTTTTAAGTCTTTATTTAACTTATGATGCGGCAGTTTCGTTGTTTAATGCTATACAGAGTGGTATACAATTAATCAGTGCGGGTGCTGGTGTTATTTCAGTTGGACTTGGGGTTACCGTTAACGTGGGGTGGATACTTGAGGGTATTCGTTTAATATTTGCTGGTATTTTCTTAATAGCCGCAGCGGCATTTAAAGTAGCACTAGCCGCGGCATTTTTAGCCTTTACTATTATTGCCGCAATTAAAGTAAAAGGGTTCCCAAGAATATCTTTACCTATGATTGCGTATCCTGATTGCACTAGTTGTGATTGTGATTGTAAAACTGCGGAAATGGATGATAATTTTGACCTCAATAGTGTTAATGATGAAATAGAAGCTTCCGCTCAAGGAGGGTCAAGTAGTTTTTATGATCTAACATTAGTGCCGTCTTTAAGTATTATTGCACCTGTTAACTCTGCAGGATCATATGAGATACAACACCTTAATATTTCAGGACCAGACGACGATCCAAATAGTGATCCATTCCAATGTGGTGGTATTGGACCATACAAAACTTTTGCTTCTGAAATTGGCGATGATAATATTATTACGGATTTAGCGGTTCAGGCGTCTTTGGATTTAACTAGAGTTATTTCTGGTTATGATGTACTTTCATCCACTAATCCAAATAGATTATATGATAACGAACAATATTTACTTCATGCTCCACAACCATTTTTATGGGCGGCTAATAAAAGTTCGGGGGCTGACGAAAGATATTTTGCGTACCCAACCTCAAAAACATTCCCACAACAATTAAACGACTTCAATACAAGAGATAAATATTTCAATACAGGAGGAGCATATAATCAAATACAAACAACGGTGAATCCTTCTCTAAACTCACAACCATTTACGGATCAAGTGGTTGTTGTTTTAATGAGCCCTGGTGCGATAGGTCAAATCGGAATTGGAAATGTGTGTTCATTCCAAGACCCAAATTACACCGACGCACAATCCTCAAATCGTTTACTTAATTTAACAGGGGCAACACTTAATCAGTTCAATACTAATTCAATTACAGGAACAACACTAATAGGAAATTCAGTTCCGGCATCAGTACAGTACGCCAATCCGGCTAACCCACAAGTTAACTTAAGTGCGAACATCGTACTTAATCTACCACAAGTTAGTCAATTACCTGTTGTTGGTAATCCAAATGTGGAGGAGGCTTATTTGCAGTTTGCGACCGATATTGAGTACTTCCAACTTATAACAGGACTTACCGTTAATGAATTCATCGGAATTGATCAGTTAACCACTGGGTATTATCCTAACAACTACTTAAGACATGATGTTACTATTTTAACACCTGACTGTCCGGTAGGTGACCCGACAGCATTTAGTTCTTGGACAGTAAATAACGTAGTTACGTTGATGCAAGGTTGGGAAGGTTATGAAATTTGTATTTTTGTTAGAGGTGTAGACCCATTCACACCAAAACAAACTATTAAATACGATGTATCTAAAATATTTGGTTTCTCATCTTTTGGGTCGGTTCAGATTGAAGGTTCGTATTATTTGAATAGACCAATACAGGGTTATAGTTCTTTTGCTTCAGGCAATAAACCTGTGAGTCACGTAAGTGCTAACAATAACGTTTCTAACTTATATTTCCCATCATTTGCGTTCACACCTGATACGACTAAGTTTACGGCGTTTACCTCTAACTTACCTTATTATTATTTATGTACTGACGATACCAATGTTACTAATATTGGTTCTTACACACCAGTATTTCCTACTTGGCAGAACACATCACAACTAACAACAGGTGGTAATTTATATCAAGTTTTGGGTTCATCTAATTATACGATACCACAACAACAATCTGCGCCAACTCAATATGTTGGTGGTAATGCATTCTTAGCTTGGAATTTAGATCAATTAACATTTACAAAAACAATATACACCAATTCGGGTGGTTCATGTAATCAAGATTGTCAGAAAGGGCAATATTACAACACTCAAAGTGGTTGGTTTAATAACGTTAATGTTGGAGGTAACCTATCAGTTTTATATTCACCAGCTTATTATAGATACGGATTAACACCTGTTACATTCCAAAGTACAAATATCGTAATGAGAAGTGACCGATTACCAACATCAACTAAAATTGAAAATGGTGTTCAGAATAGAACTGGTTATGCTTTACACCAAAATAACAATTTTACCGCTTATAATGCTTCAGGTATTCAAACGGAACCTACAATATCGGCAGGTGTGGATTTACCAACGGGTGATCAACAAGATGAGGATTCATTTGTTTCAGGTTTGACAAATACTTTAACTTGTGAAGGTATGGTTCCTTTGGAATGTTATAGTGGATCAGGAAGTAATGTTGGGGTTATTCCTCCTGATCAATGTTCAATACCTGTTAACAGAATGGTTAATGGTTGTTATTGTTTATTAAATAAAACATACTTAGCACAATATGGTGATGATGCTAGATTATTCTTAGAGTGGAAAGTTAGATTTACAATGAACTTTGCTGCTTGTAGAGGAGTGTTTTCACAGGTGTTCCAAAACAACTGGTTAAATGGGTCTTTATATATGTTTAACTTTAATAAGAGTACAACATTCGGACCTAACCTACAACCAAATTACAATTACTGTGAAGATGTTGTTGTATTTAATGATTTGTCAAATAGTTTCTATTATAGGTCATCTCCATGGAATGGTAATGACTTTATTGGTAAAAATTCACCATCAATAAGTCCTTTTACCCCACAAAGTCTTAAATATTTTCCTGGTTTTGGGTACAATAAA